GATTAATCTCGGTTAGAACATAAGTATTATCAGTTATAGCATTGAAATTAATAATTTGTGTAGACATCAGATCAATATTCTTACGAATTTGATTTCCAACTTCAGTAAGATTAAGACCTTGCTTAATAAGATTCTGATATTCAGCTTTGAGATTATCAATGACGGCTTTCGCCTTTTCATTTTCAGTACGCAGATTATTAATCTGTGTATTAGTAAGCTCAGTTTGTGCGCCTTCAAGGTACTCAGTTTGTGCACTAGTCTGCTTTGCAGCAGCCTTAGTTTGCTCAACTTGCGCAGACTGCTGCCTAGCATTTAAGGCGGCAGTAATAGGAGATTGAGATACATAAGAAGCACCAGACGGGGAGCTTGCGCCCCCACCCTTAATATATGCAAGCATAGGGTTTAACCCAGCAGCCGACATATCGGCAACCTGACGTTGATAAGCAAAATTGCTCATACGCTCTTGAAAATCCATTTGATTTTGAGCAATTTCAGCATTGGCAGAGTTGGTTTCTTGTTGACCAACATAGCCAAGAATAGAAGAAAAAACATCAGACATATTAGAAATGGTCAATTAAACCAGGTACAGAGTACATAGGCAAAGGACGAGCAGCATTAATATTAAAAAAAGCATCGAGAAGAAGCTGCTGACCATTAGCGGCAGAACCGACAGCCAAGTTACGAGACAAAGGAGGCGTATCTTGGATAAACGTTGAATTCAACGTAGGAAGAGAAGTAAACTTTTGAGCATAATGCCAAGGGTCAATAGTACCAGTAGAAGTCGACTTAAACAAACCAGTAATCTGGCTCGGGTTATAACGATACTCAGCCCATCGCTCTTGATAACCAAATACGTTTGTGTCGGTAGAACCACCAGTGACATAAATTTCCTTATTCAAAATAGCTTGCTCACCAAGAGTAGCAAAAGCGGGAAAATAAAAATCATAACGAGTAGCACGAGACCAAAACTTACGAAGACCCTGCTGGTAAGTAAGATCAGCTCGTACAGACACAAAGCCAATAACATGACCATGTTCAACAAAACTTTGAGTAAAACCATGGCCTTTAGCCATGTAAGTACCAAACGCGGCAAGATTACCTTGAGGTGTAGTTGTTCCACTAGCACCAGTACCACCGGTTTGAGCAATAGGAGAAATATTAATAGGAGTAGAACCACCGCCTAAATACTCAGGACGTTGGAGGCGCGCATCAGGAGATGCAACGCCAAAATGAGAACGAATAATCTCAGTGTATCGAGTACCACCACGAGCATCGCGTTCAAGAAGTTTTTGAATCTGAAAACTTTGACGAAGCTGATTAATAGTGGCAGCAGTAGCAGCACTTAAATCAGCATATAGATTGCCAGAAGGGTCAATTTGAGCGGAAATAGCACCATTATTAATGTTGCCTAAAGCGTCAGCATTCATAGTGCCAGCAATAAGGGCACCAGTAGAAGCATTACGTAATTTTGCAGGAACAGTATTGTTCTGAGCATAAAAAACAGGTGCAGAAGTACCTAAAGGTAAAGTAACAGCAGAACCGCCTTTCTGAGGCCAAGGCAAGGCAGAAGTAAAATAATCATGTCGCTTACCGCGACGCATCAAAACATAATTTGATGCAGGAGTGGAATCAGGACCATCACCCTTATCGACAGTTACAGAATTTTGTAAATTCTCGTCTCTAAACCACTGATTCCAAATTAGATTACATGCCCTTACAGGGAGTGCAGAGTGTGAAACCGTATTACCAGCCCCAACTTGCCCCGCAGTAGGCAAGCCAAGATAGTCTTGCAAAGACCCAACTGCATAACCTCCAGCTGGGGAAACTTGTTGAGGGATAGTGTAGGAAATAGAATCGGAAGGATTATCTTGCTCCCCCATAAACTTAACCCAATTTGTCCATACCAAACGGTTAGGAACAAAGAAAAAGAACGAGTCCAGATGGAGATTATCCATAACTGGGAATAAAGGGGTGGCGAGACGGCCGAACATAGTGACATTAACATTAAACGTATCACCTGGCAATACCTCCTCACACATAATAGGAACTAGATAACCACTATCAAAAGTGGTTTTAAGCGTTTTCTCCATAGAAAACTTAGAGCGCGGAATATCCGCTTTGGGCACCATAGCAAAACTATGGGAACTAGCCGAACGATTTGAAAACATAAATACTCCAATAAAAAAGCACCCCCGAAGGGGTGCAAGGGTCAAACAGAAGTGATAACTACGTCTTTGGCTCTAACCAAAACAGTAGGAGAACCTTCACGAATAAAGGCACCATTTGAATCATCAAACTGGCCTAACAAATACAAATCGAAATCATCGGGATGTTTGTGTAACGCGTTATCAGGTGAAGCACGATTAACTTCATCCGTGAAATCACGTACAGCAACATTACGATGAGGCACAAAGAACGGGCGGTTGAAAACATCAGCGGCACGATCTTTAACAGCAACAATAAATAACAACATTTTTATGACCTTTAAATATTACGTTTTGATAAACTAACACGAGATTCGCTGACATTACGTCTAGCGATTTTACGAATAGGAAGGTTTTCATACATGTTACGCTCAACTTCCATATCGGCTCTCACCGATGAGCGAAATTGCATGTCAAGTGCTAAATCAGACCCCAACTCCTTTAACAAGTTTTTATAATACCTAGGGACTGGCGCCCTAGACCCTTGTGTGGTAAGAACACTTGCTGTCGGAAAAACATCCGACATAAAGTAATCATTAAACCACCCCTTACTAATGCCTTTCGACATTATTAAGAACTCGGGATTGGGAAATATCATTTCCCCTCCCTCTTGATCAACATATAAAGGTAATGGCATAACCTTTTCAGAAGACTTAATTTTCTTGAGTATATATCTAGCAATGTATGCAGCACTCTCAAAATTTAAACTTCCAATTAGGTGGTTTCCCTGAGGCCAAAACCTAGAAGCTGACTTAGATGTGTAAGTCCTGTCACCACCAGAAGCACGACCAAAAAGCAGACGATCAAAATCAAAATCCACTCCAAACAACGCAATATGAAAGTGAGGACGTCGGGTCTGTTCACCATACTCTCCAGAGGCTACATAACGGAATTTATAACCACCCTTACGAAGACGTTTAAAAAACTTTTGCAGGTCGGCTTTTACAAGCTGACCATGCTTGGGTAAATGATCATCATCATATGTAAGGTTTAGCATACAAGACTTCTCGTGCATCATCTGCTCGTGGGTAATGCGAATCGCCCACTCCCTTGAATACGCTAGCCTGCACTCTATACATTGGCCGCACTTAAGAGAACCATGGGTAGGATGAGACCAAAGAGAAGTACACACAATACCTTAAAAACGTATACCGCCACGCATAGGAGCGTTGACAATGTTAGCCATTTGAGTACGACCGACATTATGTCGAAACTGCTTTGCAGAACTGTGTTTATGAACAGGGGCACGGGATAAAGGTTTCATTACATTCTCCTTAAAAAACAATAGAATTGGTGTCAATGGGTACAGTTACATCAAGTAAAGAACTGTACCCGAGCATAGCATTATTCCGACTTTGACGTCGGTTCCGCAGCTGAAACTTTCGTTTCAGCAACGGCTTGTGGAATAGCCAATCCAAGACGAATAGCCTCTTCAAAATTCTCAGGATTGCCAAAGAAATCAAGAAACTCTTGAGGAGAATTGTTAAAACGAGCACGAACTTTTGCGTCTAAACGCATAAAAGACTCATCAGCTTGTCTAACAACATTCATAGCAGATTGAAAATCAAAAATGCCTTCATAATCAACATATTGAGGCATGTTAACAGGGTTAGGCATAACACCAGACTTCATAAAACGATCAACAATCGTATTAATATCAGAATCTTCTTTAAACTGCTGTTGAGTTAAAGAAGCATCATCACATTTAAGGCCAGACTTATCACTGGCCAAATCCATATCATAATTGTAGGCAGAACGACAAAAAACGGTTTTCATAGGTAACTCCTTTAAAAAAAACCTAGCCATTAACGGCGAGTCAAAGCACGAAAAACATCAAGTAAACCTTTTACTTGATTATACTCACGACCTAAATTACCAAGACCAGAAGCAGCTTCAACATCATAAGACCTTAATTTCTTTTCAAGACGATTAATCTCGGTTAGAACATAAGTATTATCAGTTATAGCATTGAAATTAATAAT